GAGCGTCGTTGGCGCAAGCCTGACGAACACTGACGATGTGGACGAGTCGATGAATAGCCCGCCGTTGGTCGTGTTGCGAGTCAGCAGAACGTCGCCGCCAACCTTCGCCTTGACATCCATGCGCCCGGATGCGTAGCCAGACAGATCAGCAGGAGCACGAAACGCTAAATGCCCGCCAGACTGATACGCTTTGAATCGCTCGGAGCTGATGCCGTCAATGGTCACTGTGTCGACGTCGATTACGGTGCAGCGGTGATACTCGCTGGCCTCGATGTCGTTCGGGTCGGCCGCGTTGATTTCGGTCATCCCCTTTGCGCCGATGACTGCCACCTGCCACCCGTTCAAGATACCATGGGTTGTCGAAGTGACCTCAAGCGGTGCCGACCGCTCCATGCCGGAGATGGGAGCGTAGAGCATCGTCTGCGACGAGATACGCAGTGCCGTCTCGTGCGTGGCGCCGAGGCGTGGAGATAGCGTCAATTTGGGAAGTGCTTTTGGCATGTCAGCCAGCACTCATCGGAGGCTCGTATCCACTGCCTACGATAAAGATCTCATTCCATTCAGTAAGACTAGCGGCCTCAGTCTTGGCGCCCTTGACAGCAAGGCGCGCCAGGCGCGTGTAAATGTCCTTGCGGCGGAACTTGTTTGCGTATTGCCAATGCACTTTCTGTAGTGGGGTTCCGTTGGCAATCTGGTCTGCTTGATGGGCAAGTACGGCATTCAGTAGTGTTTGCCCACCGACGGTCAAAACGCCGTAGAGAAACTGCTGTTTGTTCAGGATTACGGATGTTGGGTCGAGCGTTTCAGGCATGTCTGTGCCAGTGAAAACAACAATGTCGTTTGGGCGCATCAAAATGTGCTTCGGATCAGCCACAGCATTTGCCGATACCAAACCAGCCGCTGTGTTTGGGAAAGTTGTCTTGGCCATGGTTAGTCTCCGTATGTTGCTGTAATGTACGCGTTAAGTAAAATTGTCCCGAGCACATTGGTTGATTGCTGAAGTGTAAACGAAAACACAGCACCATTCGCGGTTTCGCTGTTTATTACATTAACTGCCAAGTATGCGTTTATGGCAGACTGGACTCCAGTAGGCACTGAAGTTGTTGTTCTCCCCAATATTTTGCGTGATGTGCTATCGCAGCAACAAATAGTATGCAGCGTTTCTACCACCGGATTTGTGGTAGATCCGGTATTTATAAAAATATCCGACGCTGCATTCCGCAGTTTGAATGTTTTTGTCCCAGAGGTTGACCCACACTGCCGTATAAACACTTGCAAGGTACCATTTTTACCCAAAGCCTCACTAGGCAATATAAAACCAGTCGGGCCGGTAATCTCAGTAGTTGGCGCCGTTACCCACCCAGTTAAATTGGTAGCAAATGGCGTCTTTGTAGTAGGAACCCTTGGGGTACCAGTCGTATACCTGTTGTTGTATACGATAAGTGCTGTGTCCGTCGAAAACTCAGTCCAAAACCACCCGGCGCTGATAGTCAGCCCCCCAAAGTTAGCCGGTAGGTATGCATAACAGCCGGACAAGGCCCCGCCGGTATTGGCGAGAATCGCTGCACTGAGCGTTGCAGCCCCACCAGCCGTGTTGGTGAATTGGCAGCCATTCGCTGAACCATCTCCAGGCATGATCAGGAATGGAATGCCAACGGCAGAGACGACCATTTGCCCGGGAATTACAGCTTTGCTTGGATACCTGATGGCCATCAGGCGGTGTTCTTCCACGTGCTCGTCAATGTTCAAAATGCCCATGCTGTTGCCTTTCAGATATACCCGTTATTGACGATGCACTTCGCCGGCTTGCTTCGCCTGTTTCGATGCGTCAATGCGTTTGGCCTGTCGCCAAACGACTGCACGAACCGCGCTTCGTACCGCTGCGAAGCTTGCTCATCAAACAATTCAGAATCCGGCAGCAGATAGCACCGACTGATGGCCCAATCCGCCATTTGGACGTGATAGACCGGCCTGATTTCTGGCTCGTCGTCATCAGCCGTCATGTCCTCCGGCAGAAAGTAACACCGCAGCGTCAGTGTGTCGTCGGATGTTGGCAGCCCGGCAAGCACAAAATGTGTTTCAGTCAGCGTCCATTCGTCATAGAACTGATTGCCGGCGCTTGTGCTGATGCCGATCACATCAATAATTTTTGGATCGAGCTTATATCTCAGATCGGTGGTCGTAACGTCAAGGTCGACGTCGTCCTCGATAAGCAGCGCCCTGACGCACGCCTCGCGCTGCGCTTCGTTGAGATTGAAGTCAATCTCAACGTCATCGATAAGCGGAGGTTTGGCTGTATCGCGCATCCTCCGCCTTACCAGAGACCTAAGTTCTTGCAGCGTCATTGAGTTCCTGCCACGCATCCGTGGCGTCTTCGGCGGTAACGTTCAGGCCGACGAGCTTTGCCAGCTTGCGGCGATCTGGGAACCCGGCCGCTGTGAAGTCGCTCGGGTCGTCGCGCTCCAACATGACCTTGATTCCGTCCTTGATCAATTCGTGGTGAGACTTGCTCGGGGTCTGAGCAGGCGCAGCGACGAATTCTTCGGCATCGGTATCCGCAGGGACTGCGCCGGCAGCGAATGCGGCCTGGACGAACATCTGCGGAACTTCTGATCCTTCTGGCCCGAGCACCATGCAATGCCCGCTTCCTGATGCTGTACCAAACGATATAGGCTCGTTTGTCGGTGATTTCAAACGCATCGCGTGTCCTTGTGAAACGAGGGGTAGTTACCCCCTCGCTTGGTTAGTACTCGTAGGTGTTGCTGGCCTGGCCGAGAACGATGTAATCCACCGTCAACCGCAGCTTTCCGGTCGTCGGAGTGCCGCCGCCCGACGTCCACCGAACGGTGATATGGCCGCCCGGATGAACGTAGCCGGTAGGAACAAGAGGCACCAGGGCTGCCAGCGCTCGAATGTTGCCGTCGTTGAGGTAGCGATTCTGCGATGCCGAATCGCCGACATCAAAAACGTCCGTGGAGGTCGAGTCCCACGCTTCAGTCGTGCACAGATTGCCAGACAAGACAACCGAGTTCGGCGGGAGCGCGATGGCCGCTTGGTCGGCGGCAGACGTTACATCCGCGAGGTTGATGTTGACCACTTTGATGTGCCGGATCAGCACACTTGCATCTTTCGTGATAGGCATGATTTTGTCCTTGGTGTTGGTGTGCGGGTCCGGTTACAGGTAGTAGTCCATGCAGATGCAGCCGAAGTCCTGGACGGTGTTGCCGTCCATCGGAGACATGAACTTGGGTTTGAGGATGCCGGAATACTGCGAGTAGGTGACAGCGTTCTTGGCGCCGGAGTCGAAGGTCTCTTCGTGCCAATCGCCGGCGCCCCAGATGTCGGCCATGAGCATGGCTTGCTGACCAAGCAGAAGGCTTCGCGTGCCGTCGACTGCGCTTCCCGCACCCCACTTCGCGCCAGAGGCGGCGCCGGCCGTGTTGTAGACCTTGTTGGACGTGTGAAACACGATGCCGTCGACGGTAAATGCTGCCGCTCCGGTGAACACTGGGTTTTTCATCCCGCGATCGGCGGCATTTACCAAAACATCGCGGAAGTCGGCATCCTTCTTGTAGCGCGCAAACGTCTTGGGATGAACGACGTGGAGATAGACCTCCTGGCCGTTGATCATCAGGGGCTTGACGCCCCGGGTCTTTGCCTCGGCGCACAGATCCACCAGCGCTCCGTACTTCGGCACGTATCCAGAGGCGATCGCGCCCGTGTTGCCGGCGATCAGGTTGGTGCCGTCGAACGTGAAGTGGCGCTTGCTGGTCGGTGATGCGGCGACATCGGCGGCGTATTCGAGCTGCAGCAGCGAGTCCTCTGCACCCGTGGCACGTGTCGAACCGTCGGTGTTGTAAGAGAAGCTGATGTTGCTGGCCGCCAGGAACATCATGTCGTCATTGATCTGAGCCTTCCAGTCGGAGAGCGAGTCCTTGGCCTCGGTGCGGAAGTTGTAAACCGCTTGCTGGTCGTCGACGCGGCCTTTGCTGCAAACCGACTTGCGGAGCTGGTCCGTATGCACTTCGACCCAATAGGTCTCGATGGCTTCGCGCCTGCCGTCGATGTCGTTGTCCCCGACGATTCCGGTCGCCTTCAGGTTCGCTTTTAGGCCGATCATTGCGCGGTCGCCTTTCTCGGTCTTCTTCAGCTCGGTAATGCGATGGACGACGCTGTTCGCCGTCGTCCCGGTGAATTTCTCCCAGAACGCCTGCTGGCGGAAAGCCTTGATGGTTTCCGACACCCAGGCACGCTTGAAATTGACGGCGTTTTGACTGGCGCCGAATGCGGTAAATGGCATGATGTGGCCTCGCGTAAGTAGTGAAATGACTCTTCGCCGGCTTACGGGCCAAGCAACCGGACACGACTTACCGCCTCGTGACCTAGCTGATTCGATTTTTTACGCTGTTCGGTAGCGGCCTGGATTTCCGCCCTGGCAAGGGCTGATGCTGCTGCCTGCTGTATAGCACACAGACAGCAGATATGCAATATGTCTTCTGCTTTACTGCAAAAATTGCATCCGCTCGCTTTCTGATGCGCGGTCCCACTTGTCCTGGTTGCCCAGGATTTCCTTCGAGACCGGGATAGCCCGCGTACCGACGCCATCATCAACGCGGGGAGGCTGCAAAGCTGCGGTCTCGGCGGCCAGACGCAGCGCCTTCTGCTTGCGCGTGTCGACTGGCGGTTCCTCTTCCGTTGTTGGAACCGGCCGATGATAGTACGGACCAACCTTGTTGACCGCCATTGCCAGAGCTTTCGCCTTGGAGTGGCCTTGCGCCTCGTACATTCCGCGCCACGACAACACGTCATCGATAGCCGCTTTGTTCGCAGCCTTGGATTCGCTGTCGAGGAACGGATAGACGGTCACGGCCTGATTGACAACGCTTTGGAACTGCGACTCTGCCGCCTGCTCTGCAAGCTGCCGCGAGACAACAGCAGTGCTTGTCGCCTCGGCCCTTGCGTACAGATCCGCATTTATCCGCGAACGAATTTTCTTGGCCTCGTCCTTGTCGCCGGACATGATGGCCTCGTAATACTGGTCTTCGAGGTCGTCCACGTCGACGCTGTCCTGAGCTTGTTCCGCTCTCTCTGCGCGTTCCGCCAGCGCTGCCCGGAGTTGTTCCGCCTCTTCGCGTGCCGCGTGCAGCTTTGCGTTGACCTCATCGAACCGAGCGCGCGGTATCGCCTGGTCGCGCTTCGGTGGAGGAGCCTGTTCTTCCTCGGCATTTTCGTCTTCGTTTTGGCCGACAGAATCGAGAGCTTCTTGCTCGTGTTCTTGCTCCGGCTCCGTCTCCTCGTCCTGTTCAGTCTCTCCGCCAAGCAACTCCATGTTGGGCGGGGTGTCGATTTCGTATTCAGTGGTCATGCGTTGTTTCCTTCTTGTGGTTACGGGGTGATTCCTGATTCGATCCCGCTATTGATCCCGGCTTCAGGGTTCGGCGGAAAGTTCGGGCTTGTGTTCTCCGGCATTCCTTCGACGCCCTGCGCACCGTCTGGAACTGTAGGTATTGCCGGCGGTGGATTGGAATCCACAAACCCGGCCGACAGCAGCATGGCGTCAGCCATCGGAGCGATGCTCGGCATGAGTGCTATTTGGTTCGCCGCCGACGTTGCGCTAAACATACCCTCAACGTTCTTCGTCGTCGTCTCGGCCTGCGTCTTGAGCGTCTGAGCCTTGATCAATTCCGCCTTCGCTTGTAGCAGCGGATCGGGCGGTGGTGCTCCGGCCCCTTGCATCTGCTCGATGATTTCCGCCTTGTCGCTGAGATTGCTCTTGCGCACGACTGACGTATCCGGGATTGCGATGCCAGACTTGCGCATTTCGAGCGCCTGGGTGAATTGGCTGTTCTCGAAAGTGACTTGCATCGGCTGTTCGGTGACGACCGTCTCGTACTCACCGCTGGTCATGTCGTTGAGGTATAGCCCTGTCGCCGGGTCGAACTGGTTGATCGTCAGCCGATCCTCGTCTTCTTTGCCGGTCAGCGGGTCCGTCTTGGTGATTCGGTAGGTCCGTTCGGCGGTGTAGTACTTCCCGATCGCGTAGTCAATCCAGTCTGCCAGCAGGTTACGAGTGCGGGCCAGATTGTCGAGCGGCACGGCCAACTGCTGCTGGGCGGCGTGCTGTCGGCTCTGGATAGCAATGCCCGGTTCGTCGCCTTCGCCAATTCCGCGCATCGCTGGCGGGACGGTGACTTCTCCGAGCGTCGATGCCGCGATCTGTATCAGACGGTCGATGCCAGGGGGCATTTGATTAGCTTCGATCTTCTGCAGCGGCTGCGTACCGGCCTTGCGCTCGATGTACAAGCCAGTCATTGCCCCTTGCTCAGCTAGCTGCTGCGGAGACATATTCGTGAGCTGGCCCTGCTCGCCCTGCCAGCCAGAATTGGCCGTGGTGTTGACGATGTGAATGGCTTGACTGATCGCTTTGTCCAAGATGCGCTGTGGCCCGACCGCGTTGTCGACCATGCCGCGCGTCCGACCGCGACGGAAATACGGGAAAAACGGTACGACGGTGAATCGATCGTAGGGGCTCCACCCATCATGCAGTGTCGCATCGCGAGTCGAGACAGACCAGCGCACCCGCTTTGTCCGCCTGCGCGTGATGATTGCGCCGGCCTGGCGCATCTGCTCAAGCACTTCTGTCGCCTCGTCTCCGTTGAGTTGCCGGAGGTCGCCGCCGGGGAACATCGCCACTGGCATGACTGAGCGAACCCACCGCTGGCGGTCGATCACGCGCAAACGCTTGACATCGCTCCCGGCATACTCGCTGCCGCCCGTCTGGCCGCTCTCAAACGCAAATTTTGCCCGCTCTTCGCCGTCCATGTCGTCTTCGCCGAAATCACGATCGCCAGCGTATGCGCACGAGTCTTCCGCTATTCGGCGGGCTTTCGGACCGTAAAGCCCCTCGATCTCATCCAGCGACATCCACTTGCCGATGCACACGTCGGCCCATCCTTTCGGATCGTATGATTTTCCGTCCGGATCTGGAATCACGTCCATGGGATCAAGTATCGATATGGACAGTTCTCCGTTCTCGTTGTCGTCGAAACCCATCCGAGCGTCAAAATACCCGCGTTGCTGAATCATCCCGTCCTGAAAGACCTCAGTCTCCAGCCAGTGCAGCTTGTTGTTGTTGGCGATCTGCATCGCAACCTTGCTGCGAGACTCGGCCAGTTCTTTCGTCGCCGCCCCTGCCCGCGGCCTGAAGCTGATGTCCATCCTGTTGGCGATCTGATACCCGAATGCGCTGTTGAGCGCCGGGAGCACCTGGTTGGCCTCGTATGCCGGCCTCCGCTGCTCGTTGAGCACGTCCAGATCAGCCGCGGACCAATGGCCGCCCGGCTGTAGCTTGCCGTCGCCGCCGTATTGACCGCCCAGGTAGTAGCCCTCCAAGAACCTCGCAGACTCGGTGTATGCCCGGTGGCCACGCTCCAGCCCGTACTGGAACCGGCGCCAGTTGTCCGCTGCTACTTCGTCAGGCCCCTTGCCTGTCTCGCCGTTTGTATCTGTCATGTCTTATGCTGCCTGTGATGATGCTGAGTTCATGCGCTGCAAGCGGGCGCGCCATCCCTTCGATTGCTGATCGACAACGCACGGCGAGACAGCGAATGTCAAAGCGAGCGCGTCTCCGCAGTCAGGTGACGAAAGGCCGCGCTTCTTCATATCTTCCTTTTTTTCGAGCTGGATCTGATTGCTGGCCGTGAATCCGTATTCTGGCCCGATCAAGTCGTCTCGAAGCTCGCGGTCATCTGGTATTTCCATGCCGGTGTGCAGCGCGTCGCGCATCAACCCCCAGCATTCGGCGCGCTTGTTGAAATAGACGATTGGATCAAGCGGCCGGCTGCCGCCGTTAAGCTCTGTGACTAGGTGAGCGTATCCGAGCTGACCCACCCTATCCACAACGCCAGCGCCCACGCCAACGCCATCAATGACCACAGCGGCAGGTCGCCAGCGTTTGATCTCCTCAACCACGCGACCGGAGAAATCCATTGTGTCGAGGCCCTTGAACTTTGCTAACGGAAACGCTTTCCGACCCTGTTTGACGCAGATCACACTGGAGTCATCGCCGAATCGCGCCACATCGACGCCCATCACGACGGGGAAATCCTCGTGACCGAACGCCTTGTACGCGACGCAGTTGTCGACGTCCTCGCCGCTGATGAACTGGTTTGACCCTGCCCTTGGGAACTCTCCGCGCACGCGGATGCGAACAAAGTCAGAATCCTCTCCGTAGTCGTCAATCCACTTCGCGACCTGCGCCATATCGACCATGCGCGCCGTGCGGCTGTCGATCTGGCGAGTTTTCCAGCGGTGCCTGAATTTTCCGAAACACTCTCTGAATGCGCCAGTGTTGCGGGTCGGGTTTCCGAACGCCACCCATTTAGAGCCGGTAGTAGTCATCACGCCCTCGACGACATCCCAGATTGACTGAGCGATATTCGAGGCCTCATCGAACAGCACCAGCACATTTTCCTCGTGCGTGCCGGCGAAGGCTTCGGCGTTGTGCTCTGTCCATGGGATAGCCGAAGCGAACCAGGTATCTGCAGACGCCCGCAACGCGAACTTTGTCGCCGACTGCTCGAACAGGCGAGCATTGCTGGCCTGCTTGTTCCACTTTGCAAGTTCGCGCCAGGTTTTCGAGTCGAGCTGGGTCTTGGTGTTTGCCGTGACGACAATCTGCGGGTCCGTCTTGGTCGCTATGAACCAGTGGACAATCCAAGCTATCAGCGCGGTCTTGCCGATACCATGCCCGCTGGCGACCGCCACGCGCTGATTCTGTGCGATGTCCATCATCGTCTCGGCCTGCCACACGTCAGGCTCAGCGCCGATCACATCTCGCACGTAGCCAACAGGGTCCGAATAATACCGCTCGGCAATGTCCGCCGCGTCCCGCGCGTCATCCATGCGACGCTGCCCTCTGAGCAATCCTGGCGCGGATGGCATCAGCGATACCGACGGTGGCCGTGATGTCCAGCTTGTCGTTCCACATCTTCAGGTGCCTGCCCTGAAGCTCGCAGGCCTTGAGCGCCGCAGCGTGATTGACCATTGCCTCATCGCCGTCTTTGTCGACCTTGCTTTTCATCGCGTCCTGCTTGATCAGCTCAATATCGCTGAGCACCTTGTCCTGCGTGATTCCTGTTCTTTCAGCACGCTTCTGCATAGCCTCCATGATAGCGGTTTGGATGTCAGGTTTCGTCAGCAGCTCGCACGATATAGCCCTGGCAGTGTTCGCGCTGTACCCAGCGCGGATAGCCGCCTGAGTGGCGTTCAAGTCGATCAGGTATTCGGCGACGAAAGCCGCCTGTTTCGTGCGCAATGCCAATTCAAGCCCCAAAGTGTCGTTATCGCCCAAAAATACACCCCCAAGCCAAGATAGTCAATAGTCAATCGCTATGTACCAACTCCAGACGATAGCTACAAATGACGGTTCATCCCCGCGCGTGCGGGGAACGCGAGCGCGGAAGTGCATACGCGGCAGCGTCGGCGGGTTCATCCCCGCGCGTGCGGGGAACGCTATACTCCACGCCGTGCGACGCACTCGCATGGCAGGTAGTGTGTACCTGGAGCCGGTTCCCTCGGTTGCCCTTCGCCGGTAGCTCGCTGCGCTACCGGCCGACCGGTTTCCCTACCATGCGCCCGGATCTTCATTCCTCATTTTCAACAAAAATAGCTCCCACAGTCCGGGGTGCATTTTTCGGTTCCCTGCCTCCCATTCCATCCAAGCGCGGCGCCCAGATAAAACGAACAGGGCCGCCTGATCTTGGGTCAAGCCGATCGACTTGCGGGCTGCCCGGATTTGCTCCGGGCTTGGAGATTCGTGATTAGTCAATTCGTTTTCCCAACTCTGCCAACGCGAGTTTGTAAATCGCGGAATCCGCTATCGCTCCGCCGCCTATAGGGCAGGCCCCTCTCGTGTATTCTGTACGCGCAATGTCCCGCGCGCCGCTCAATGCAACGATGGGCGTCACCGCTTACCGCTGCAGCGAAGCTCGACCCACGCCTGTAGCGTTAGGCCGGCAGTTCCGGCCTTCGCCAGCCAAACGGATTTGTCGGCCGGCGTCAGCTTGAGTTGCACGCGGGCCGTTTTGCCTTCGCCTTCAGCCAGCGGTTTACGCCCCGGCTTGGTTCATTCTGCGTCCCACCACGATTCGCCGATCTCCTGAACGACAGTCTCCACGTCGTCGCGCGTCACGTCGCCGCAGTCACGTCCGATACTGCAGGTGCTGTCGTTGCAAAACGACGAGTCGCCAACCACGATTTCGGCGCCAGGGAACGCGCCTGTCAGTGCAGCCCGCACGAGCGCTTTGTACGCCGCGTACTGCGCGCCAGTTGTGTCGTCTCCGAGGTTCTCGCGGCAGACGTTGTATTCGATGGTGTTGCGGCTCATCTTCTTCTCCTTCATTTTCGGAAGTAGCCCCGTGCTCCTTCCATGACCTCTATAATATACGCATTGCGTACATTACGCAAGCGTTTTCTACAGCTTTCTGCCTTTTTTTTGTGCGCAGAGCTTGTCGCTTACCACTTCAATTGTGGGTGTATTTGACTGCCGACAGTCCAAGTTGCTACACTCTGGAGCACTGTCTGGGGGCGCCAAGCCCCAACCCATCCATCAACCCGGACGCAAGCGATAAGGCCCCTTCGGCGGTTATGTCAGGCGTTAGGCGTCTTCAATC